TACAAGCAACCACAGCCAAGAGGAGGATATAAAGAACTTCCCTGCTTCGAACTCACCAAGAAAGGTTGCCTGATCCTAGCATTTCAAATTCTGCTCAAAACATTTGCTGTATTAAAAAGTATTCGTATCTTTGCAATGCGACACTTTTATATACATATTTGGTTTGGGGATTTTTTATGCCCAATAGTAAGCAACTGCATAAAATATAAGCAGAGGTTTCTCCGTACATATTCGCCCCAAAGCCAATATGGAAGTGTCGCAACTTGGAGAGATTCTCTGCTTTCTCTATTTATTAACTTTTAATTTTCATTATTATGCGACACTTAAATGAAAATTACTCAAACAGCAATAGCGTTGCTGTATTAAGTACGTCAACTCACGAAACGAGTAAAGTTAAAGTTTACGAGCATCCTTTATTCGGTAAAGTTCGTATGTTTGTCCAAGACGGTAAGACTTGGTTTTGCGGAACGGATATTGCGACTTCGCTTGGGTACTCCAACACACGTAAGGCTATCTTAGATCATTGTAAATCACAGGGCGTAACGATTCGTGACACCCCCACAAATAGCGGAGTTCAACAAATGAAATTCATCAGCGAAGGGAATGTCTACCGCCTGACCGCTAAAAGCCAAATGCCAAAAGCCGACGATTTTGAAAGCTGGATATTTGATGAAATCGTCCCATCGGTAGTAAACACTGGAAGCTATTCCGTACAACCTCAAACTCCACAAACCTACCTCGAAGCCCTGAAAGCCCTAGTATCATCGGAAGAGGAAAAACAACGGCTGGCGCAGGAGAAGCAGCAACTCGAAGTAAAAGCAGAACAACAGCAAGCCACCATCGAATTGCAAGAGAAGGAAATCAAGCAGGCCGCCCCTAAGGTCAACTACTACGACACCCACCTACAATCGGTCAACACTCTGACCACTACACAGGTAGCTAAGGAGATAGGGATGAATGCGGAAAAGCTCAACAGCAAACTGAAAGAGCTTGGTATACAATACAAACAGTCCGACCAATGGCTGTTGAAAGCTCCGTATGACAGATGGGGAATGCACGATGTAAGGACCAATATTTTCACAAGCGAAAGAGGTAATACCCACACCAACACATATACGGTCTGGACGCAGAGAGGCAGGCGATTCATCATAGCCCTATACGAAAACGATTGGGACGTGAAGAAAGCCATCAAGCAAATAAAAGGTGAGATGAATTCTGCCGCCTAATCACACCGCTATGTTAGAACTTTTAATACTGCTGGGCACCCTGTATGCAGCATATAGGGTGTTCCGTAAGGGAAGCGAACACTTCTTTTACAACGACTAACAATGCAGCTTATACGCTGTAAATCATCAGAATACATACGAATACACGAATCACGAAAAATAAAAAGTATCATTATGGAATTTTCAGAAATTAGAGAAAAGTTTGAAGGTCTGACAGCAGACCAAGTTTGCGAACTGGCAAAGTTCGGTAAAGAGATTTTAAACCATGCCGGCATGTTCGGCTTATCATCAGGGTTGCTGAACTTGATTAAGGATATTATCAACGCAGATGATTATGTGTATGATGACAATAAGTGTACAATCGAGACACTTATACATATTATCAGCCTAGTTAATGATTTGACTGAAAAATGTTTACACGAGCGTAAAACTCCTTTTGGGCTTACAGGGCTAAAAGATGATAATGAATACTTGGGATTAAAAGACGCAACCAAAATAGAAGCATTATAATAGATAAGTCAGGGGATTTCGGTCCGACACTGAAGTTGACGCCAATCGACGGGAAAGGGTAGCTTTAGGGCTGCCCTTTTTTATGCCCTAATGTTAAATAATGTAGTAAATCACAATATTTTTCTCTTTTTATTTGGAGCATATCACATTAATTACTATCTTTGTAACATCAAAATAAGAAACAAAGTATTAACAACTAAAAAATAAAAGCCATGACAGCAGAGGAAGTAAATACAGTATTAGGTAGCAATAGAGAAATGGTTATCTCTTTTTTCAACGAGAATGTGAAAGTTGATAACTTTTATACCTTAAGATGGTTTATGATAAGAGTTTTAAACGAAGCTACCCTGTCTTGGGCTAGAAGAAAAAATATCGGAGAAAAAGAAATACAGTCAGTGCTGAGCAGAGTAATGCGTAATTATCCTCAAATCTCTAAAGGTTATGTAAGTAACTATGCAAAAGCTGTAAATTACTTTGGAAAAGAAAAAGCAAATCAAATTCTTAATGCTAAATAATTATTAATCAATAAACTATAAAGTCATGAACAATAACAGTTTAAGAAGCCCTAAACACAGGTTTCTAGCACAAATTAATTTTAACGTACCTTTGGATGGTATAGGTAGTGTAATCACAGTAACTGATAACGATCTTGGTAATCTCAAGCATCTGATAGCTCAGCTCGCACAAGGTTGCCCGGCACACGTAACAATCAGAGAAAATAAGGCGGTATATCCGTCATTTGACTGGAAAGTGGCAGATGAATATAATTTAAATAAATAAACAATCATGAAGACATTTGAATTTAACAACGAGGCAATTACTATCGAGAAAACAGGTTACGGACAGTATGTATTAAGCGGTTTGGGTATCTCAGTGCATTGTACGGACTCTGAGATCTGGGATTGGTGGATGACGATGAAAACGAAGATAAGCATTTGGCGGCCAAAGAGTCTGCGTACAGACTGCTTGTAAATTCTTTGTAAAACAAAAAAAATAAACAACATGGAAAAAGTGAGTAAAAAAAGAGGAAAGATTATCACAGACCGAGAAGAACTGCTTGTTTGTCAGCAATATAAGGATGGCTGGACACTTAGAAAGATAGCGACGTATGCTAACATCTCTCAGACGACCGTGATGGCAATCTTAAGGAGAAGGGAAGTTCCTTTCCGAAACGGAAAACAGATCACTGAAGAGCAGGAAAAACAAGTAGTAGATCTGTATCTGTCAGGCGATAAGATTAAGGAGATAATGTCAAAAACCGGCATAAGGTCTGAGCAAACAATTTACAGGATTATTAATAATTCCGATATAAACAAGAGGAGGAGATAGCAACTCCTCTTATCTATGGCTTTTATCAAAAGGCCTTGCCGTAATCTTGCCGTTATTGCTTAATTACCCTTACCATAACCTTACCACTTTCAAGTGGACTGTTTAGTAAAATATCAATACACAAATTCCTACCATGCCTCGCTCTGTAAAATATTGTTACCCCACCCTTGCTTCGAGGCAGGACAACCCCACCCTTGCTTCGAGGCAGGTTTGTTCTATTTTTCCTCTTATTTTTGTATAACACCCGTGATTTTTCTGACTAAGTAGTCTCATTTTTGGTCTGTTTGTCGTATTACGGATATATGTACTCAATAAATGTGCCGGTATAATTCTCTCCATCTTTGACAAAATAATATGTACCGTCCGGCTTTTCTATTAGGACAAACACAGATTGTTCCATTTTAGCAGCTTTTCTTGCGATTTCCCGCATTTTCTCTTTAGAAGAAGGCTGTTTGTTACCTTGACACCAACAACTCATAATACACCAAATTTTGAGAAGTAATTTTTAAGCGCCGGATTAAGCACATATTTAAGGAAGTACTCACGGGACTTTCCTCCTACTCCCAATATGGCACTTCCGTACTTTCTTTCAATATCCGGTCCTATGTCACTTCCCCTCGTTTCTATCTTCAATCCCCTTGAAGACGAAGAGACACGTATAGAATCATAGAATTCGCCTGTTATAATGAGGTTTGGAGTATAAATATCTCGCGCCGGATAACCTTGGAAAGATGGAGTCGGTTTCGTTATTCTCTTCTTCATTTTGGCGTAACTCTTTGCGGCTTCATAAGTAGGAAACCAGGGATCATTCAAATAAGTTGGACGCAATGGTTTATCATTACCATTTACTCCCGAATACAGCTGTTCCGTCACAAATTCCCTAACAAGAGATTTATTCGAATCCATAACATTCTGAATCTCTCCTTCAAACCCAGCAACAAGAGAGGTTACATTATCTAATGCTTCTTTAATTGTAGCCATATTCTAACAAATAAGAGAAAAGGGAAGGCAAACGCCTCCCCCTTCCTGAAAACAAACCACTTTAAATAATATCCACTGAAGGAGGTCTGGCACTAACGATCCTGTCGTATATGTCAGAGAGGATATTTTCTCTTTCTGTTTCTGTCCTATCAAGAAAAAAAGAAGTTTTATGCTTGTTGATGAATTCTCTTTTCTTCATTTTCTTAACTTCTTCATCGACAAAGTTAACTCCCTCTACTTTCATTCTACCCACTGTTCAATGCCGACAACACCATTTTCCTGAAGAATCTTCGGAGATTTCAGGGAAACCGCACCCGAAGCAGTTATCGTAAGAACACCATTTGCATAATTAACGGCAGTTGCACCATTAAAGCAAGTAGAAGCACCTTCGCTTAATGCCGGCCCAAAGAAAGATGTGACATCAAGATTACCGAAATGTTCTTTCAGCTTATAATTGTTTTCTCCGGGATCTATTTTTACCAATTCGACATAAACAAGCCCTGTCAAAGCTTCTACTACGTCAAACTTATACACCCGGTAATCGGCGTTCTTCACGTACTTTTCATAGTCCTTGAACATTGTACCGATAGTCAGGTTTGCCTCCGTTCCGGAAGAATCCCAGCCCTGACCGCCCGGATAAACTCCGGACAAGGGAATTCCCGCCAGCTCCTCGGTGCCATCATTCATTCCGTACACAACGTTATTCTCGTCCACGAAATAGGCATCAAAAGCAACTCCTTTTGCGGCCATGATATTAGCCTTCAGACTTGAATCGAAATCCTCCAGCGTCCATACGTCATCTTTCGCCGAGTAGGATGTAACCTTGTTAGGCCCATATCCTGTAGCACCTTTGTTGGCCTCTCCACCAGACGGAGCGTATTCGACAATTGTCTTGATCGGAAAAATACGAGCCGGTCTGTCATCGTGACACGCAGCCTGCAACGCCTCAGCGGTTACATTCTTAGGAAGTTTATATCCGTGCATTGCCAAGATGATGGCTTTTACCTTTCCCGGATCAAGTATACATTTTGAAGTACCGGTATTAAACTGAGCAACACCGGCGCATTCTCTAAATTCTGTCGCCATAACATTTAATATTTTTGATTGTTATTCTTAAATCTTTTATTTCTATTACATCAATAAAATCTCTGAATGGTTTACCATTAGCCTCTACCCCTTTTCTTCCGTAGCGATAATTCTCTTCGTAGCAATGAGGAATGCTATTATTATACTCATGCACCAGGTCAGGAGACTTATCGATACTTTTAATAAACGCATCATAAATAGGACGAAGCGCCCCTTCGAAGGAGACCTTTTCCCGTTCTTCATTCGTATAATCCTTTAAGGTGTCTACCATGATAGCCAGTTCAAGAGTCGTTGTACGATCCTTTCCTGTACGATTCTCGGTATATGGAGAATAAAGACAGATAATCGGAAATCTTAATTTACTCATTTTAGGCGATTCAGCCCATTCGGTAAGTATACCGGCAATATAATCCCAATCACCAAACATATAGGAAATATTCTTGCCATAAATCCCGGATGTGGAAGAGACTATATCTCTGAATATATTATTGATTGACTTCATATACCCATTGTGTTTATTTCTTCCAACATACTCTTATCAAACTCAAAACCATCATAACCTTTATTACCACACAGATAACGGAATAAAGACTCATTCATCTCTACCATGTCATTCCATGCTGACACAAGGAGATTATTCGGATTAGCGCGATCCTCCGTTGAACCATATACGGTCCCTGTCGGAGTCTGCTTTACTCCACATCTTCTAACATAATGAAAATATACATAGTTAGCAAGCGGACTATACCCCTTTTCAGAAAGCTTCTCTTTAAGGGTATCCCATTTTTCGATTTTATCTTCGGCGGAATGAGAAGAAAGGTAATCCCAGAATTGACGGCTCATATCCTCACCCAGAACAAGCTGAAGATATTGTCTTTCATATCGGTCTATATATGATTGTAAGTTATCCCTCTCCGCAATACGAGTTGGAGAATCTGAATCTATATCCCAAATGATGCCAAGACTCAACATTCCAGTGAAATATGAACCGTCAATAATCATGAGTTAGTCTTTTTACGTTTTGTGAAAAGTTCTTCGCACCCTAATGCCTTAGCATCGTTTAGCAATTCGCTAGTCGCTTCAATTTTCCCTTCTGCATAAAACTTGCTGGCAAGAGGCATACCTACCATAACTTCCTCTCCAGTTTTATACATTGTACCATCCTTGATAAACGTTACCTTGTAACGCTTTGTCAAATTCATGTTATATTCTTTTCCCATATGTTAATCAACTGATTTTGTAATACCTTCAATTACAGTATTAAACTTATCTTTTACAAAAGCTGTTTTATACTGAGACTTGATATAGCACATCAATCTCTTTTCAGCAAGCACCGTTACGATATTCTTTCTGAAATCGTCATTTTCCCAGCCTAGTGAGATTGACAGATTCCATAAGTCACGGATGTTCAAATAAGAGAAATCTCCCATGATGAAATCGCCTTGTTTCACCGCGGTAGTAGTCTCAACTCTTAATCCCTGGATCAACTCATCGTTGTATCGGAATGGTCTCAAATACTGCCCATTAGCATCTTTCGTCAACTGCATTGAAGCGTAATCCAAAGGATTCATCAATACCAGGTTAGGGCGATAAGCCATTTCGCTAGTAGAAACGATTTGAGAATAAGCCGCTACAAGGGCATCAAACATATTTGCCTTGTCAATATAGAAGTTTGTCAAAGAGAAAGCTGGCATGTCTGCGGCTACCCCTTTAATTTCTCCAGACGATCCAGACCCTGTCAAGATCCCCTGTTCTTCTTTTATGCCAAGTTTATTCACCATTTCTGTTTGCACCTCATTCACAAAGCTTGGGAAGTCAGAAAGAGTTTCTTCTGTAAATTTAGCAGCAATAGCAACTTTGGCAGCTGTAACGGTTTTTTCCGCAAGAGTTGCATCCATCAACGGCTTTAGCCCACCTTCAGGAACCCATGCGGCATCACCATCCTTGCTAACGTATTCCGCATAAATAAGCGACCTGCTATTAGTCCCGGAAACACTTGCGTAATTACGAATTACAGTCTGAGATCTTGGATTTACAGATAAATTCGGATCAACCTCAACACCGTAATGAGGAGCCAGAGAACCAGAAGATATAACTGCGGCATCTTTTGTATTTACTACCAGATTCAACTCTAGCTTATTGCCAGGAGATGCTTTACATGCAGATTTCAAATCAACTGTAGAACAACCGGTTTGATTTTCGGTGATATAAGCTTTTAATTGTTCCCGAAGTTGGTCTTCAATGGATTTTAACTTATATGTTCCTCCTTTTGTTTTTTCAGTAGCCGCCTTAATGCGTACAATAGTTTCCTCAAAGGATTTCAAACGCTCGTTGATAGATTCACTGTCTGCAAATCCCTTGACCTCTTTTTTCAACTCTTCAATAGACTGAGTTGCATTTTCAATTGACTCTTTCATAGACTTAGAATCAATTTCGTCTTTCATAAACTGCTCAAAAAGGGCTTCCATATAACCATCAAGTCCTTTAGAGAACACATCGAAAACTTTAGATTCGTCTTCCGACAATCCTTCAGTATCAAGGTAGTCTTTAAACTCAATCTTTTTCGCTTCTTTTCCCATACTTACTTTAATTTTAAATTTTTGAACATTGATTTTACCTTATTGCCGTGCATATCGGCTTTCTGTCCTTCAAGTGATGATTCTTTTCGATTCTCCGGCTTGAAAGATGAAAGTGATATTACCTTTGATATAATTCTCTGTATCTTCTGCTGCTTGGGTGCGGACATCCCTGAGCACACTTCAGATATTTCGGCATTTAATTCCTCATAAGCTTTTTCAGCATCTTCTATAGATTTTAGTCCTAAATATTCAGTTTCTCCATTACATCCGATAGAGACTACTGATATTTCATGCAATTTTACTTCTTTCACCATAAAAGCGTCTTTCTCTGCATCGTATTCGCAATTTTCCCACACATACTGATACCCAATGGAGAACTGATTTAATGTACCGGACTCAAGCTGCTTTATAGCCTGGTTACCGCGCGGGACATCATCAATTGGCGCCTCGAAATAGAGACCTTTATCGTCCTCATACAAGACAGTGAGCCTCCCGATAGGCTCATTCATGTCATGCATCCACAACACGATTATCTTGTCATTTGCCGCACTTTCCGGTCCCCGGTCCTGAATACTTTTTGAGAAACATCCTTTTATCAGGATATCACCAGCTTTATCTTTATTGCCAAATACAGCTGCATACCCGCTGATCGTCCGACTTTCACTGTCATAGTTGACATCTTTTGAATTAATTGAGAATGTCTTATACTGCATCCCCAGCCTACCCTTATATTTATTAGCTTTATCCATTTTCAATAGAGTTATTTATTTTTAATTCACCTTTGGGGTTATCAGGATCAATATCAATAAACTTAGCCAGTTCATTTCTAGATTCATCAAGGGTTATTTGTCCTTTTTCGACCAACTGTATTAAAGAAGAAGACATTTTCTGAAATGCTGAAGAAGATGCCGACTTATCTTGCTGAAGACAATCAACATGAGTATAGTCCAGTTTTATAAAAACACCTTTGGGACAAATAGCTTCCGTCAGCGCTTCTGTCACTTTCTCTGAATCAGGAATAATAAGGCCTTGATAAGCAGATTTCTCAGCAATACTTTTATTGTCATATTTAGACTCATCAAATAAGCTATAATCAATACCTATTGCATTGCAAATCTTTCTACTACACCGCTCGTCTTCCTCGTGGAGTTTGAGCTGGGATGAGTCATAATTTAAAGGAATCCATCCCAACTTTATTTTTGATGTGAGGATAGGAAATTTATTGAGAATGCCATATTTCTCTTTTAATTTAGATTCCAAAGCTTCTTTCTCATCTGGAGTCATAACCTGATTACCCATTTTATCTGAATAATCAGAATAAATAATACCTTTAGGACCGCCATTTACAATTAACTGATAGCTAGCCGTCATTGCCGCTATCCAATTATTAACCGGCATAGAAAGTGAATCAGTGACAGACGAAAAATCAATATCTTGATTTACACCATTTATGTTAGCAGAACTATCATAGATTACAAAGTAATCTTCATCTGATAATTCCTCCTGCGAACCATTCCATTCAAGATATACCTTGGAAACAATATCTTCCAGATCATACTGGCGAAATAATTTACCAGAAGAAACCATGTGAAAAATCTGTGCAGGAATAACATACATTGCAAGCGGCAATGATTTTCTAGACGATCTTACAGTAAAAATAGGGCAATATCCAAAAAGCTTTAGAGACATCTCAATCTCTTTAAAAAATCCAGCCCTTGTTTGAAGTGGATTAGGACGTGATAATAATTCCCTAATGTTATTATATCCCTCTTTTTCGTTTCCGTCCTTGTCTGTAACATATATTCTCCCATTTGCAAAGAGAGAACCGACTTTATTTATAACAGTAGAGAACGGAGTACACACAAGAAGAGAGTCAGCTTTATCTTGATCTAAAGTTAGATCATAGTCATTTCTAATTTTACCTGATGGTGAGAAGAAATTGGTAAGATACCAGAAATTCCCTTTAGAATCCTTTTCAATAGCCTTTACCGCCTCCCTCATGGAAGGAGCAGATATATTAATCTTTTTTTGAAACCAATTTCCTAATTTAAGCATAAAAAGAATGATTATCTGATTTGAGATAACCATTCCCTACGAGATGAAGTGGTCTTTACGGATATATATGCTAACAAAAAGGCTGATAGCATAAAAGTTATAGGTTCCGTGCATCTTCACACGAAGGGATTGTTATCCTCACCGCAAATATAGAAATTATTTCTATTTAGTCCAAATAAAAATAGATAATTATTTTATGCAATTATATCATACTTGAAGATTTCACACGAGAACATATACAAGACAATACATACATGGCTTCAAAACTATTAATTCCATCATAATCAGACATGTTAGCTATTATAGCAAAAAACGAATTATCGGCTTCAGGGAAACGAATATTCTTAATAATAGATTGGTATGATTCAATCATACTTTTCTTGTCCGTTATCTCTTCTCTTACCCACAAGTTGTAATCTATAAGTTTTCTATAATCATCTGCGTAATGTTTCATCTCAAGAGGAATCTCCATTTGTACATTCCCATCAATTTTATTAATGAGAGAATCAATAGGAATCAATGAATCAGAGAACAAGCAATCAAGCAGAAATATTTTTTTGTCAACAACACAATAAGAAACCATTATAAATAATCCGTTTATATTTGGATGTATTTCAACAAATACTTGATTATCGGTCCCTATCTCCTCTTTATTGTAGTATAAGACATCTATTTCGCCCCTCATTTCTACAGTTCCAGTAATAGCGTCACAGGCATCATCATGAGCATTTTTCCCTTTCTTTCTATATGTTTTCAATTGAGATGAGAACTCCGGCCATCTTCTTTCCCAATCAGTAGGAAAATAAGTAAGATTCATCACTTCGGAAGATCTGGTAAAGATGCGAACCTCTTTGTTTTTTGACTGATGAAACCAACTTACTTGAGTTTTGGGATTGCCAATCATCCGCATTTGTTTCTCTATATTCCTAGCAAATCCCCTCCCTCCATTATTACTTTCTATATTAGCTTTGGATATTTGGTCCTTAGTAAGCATTTTGGCTG